GTATCCGCCGACCGTCTCCAGCTTCGGAGCATCGAGCGTGGCGCTGGAGTTGACGTACAGGTCTCCACCGACCGTCTCCAGCTTCGGGAGCGTGGCGCTGGAGTAGACGTACAGGTATCCACCGACCCGCTTCAATTTCTTAGCGGAAAATTTCACCCCTGATTCGACTCTCAGAGAGCCGGTGATTTCCTCAAAGTCAATTTCCGTGTCCTTCGAAACAACCAAGTTACCTTCGTGTTTTTTCATATTTTCTCCTTTGCTCTCGGGCATTTGATTCAATTTTTCTTAAACTTCTAAAGCATCCGCCACAGATGCAGCTCAACGATGAGATACATCGCGGTCCATCCGACGATGAACGAAGCGAGATAAAGCGCCGCGCGTGTAGCAGTCACAACTCACCCCGCACTTTCTTCCACGCGTTAGAAATCTTTTGATCGTTCACTTTTCTGCGCGTGAGAATGCCGGACACGATCTCTTTCGAGTCTTGTGACTTGTTATTTTTCAGGATGAAGAGAGTCGCGCTACCGAGAGCCCTTCGTGTCACTGCGATCGTAAGATCCTTTGCGGCTACCAATTTCTGAGTCATGCCGATACCTCCGGAATTACAATTCCTGTTATTTTCGGCCGGTGATGAGAGCCGCCCCAAATTTCAAGTTTTCCTGGCCCGTAATGAGCCCAAAGCTTTCTGAGTAGCTGCCAGCGTTCGGTAGCCACTCCCTTGGCTTCGCAGTAAACGGTTTCCCAAAGAGGAGATTCTTCGAAACTGAAATCAACCTTTGTCGCGATGGCGGACTTCGTGAGTTCTACTCTCACCTGACGTTGAATATTTCGGATCTCTTTCGCGCGTTCACGCAGTAAAAGCATCTGGTGGACTGCGCCCTCAAGCTTTGACGGGAAGCCTTCGCCAGCCTCAGCTGAGAATTTATTGCCTTTAGTCAGCGCGGCCTTTCGCAAGGCTTGAGCGAGAGTCGAGGGATGAACCCCGATGCGAATGGCGATGAGATTGTTTGAAAGCCCTTCTTGCTGGAGCCTATAAACTTTTTCAATCTGATCTTTCGTGAGTTTCAGTTTCACAGGCCACTCCATTCGTTCTCACGAAACCAAGCGTCACGGCATTCATCGAAAGCTGTCACCGTAATCTTCCCGTTTTCGTGATCGATTTTAGAAATATAACCAACCTGAAAATGCGAACGTCCGCAAACGCACCTCATCTCTTCCCACCTTTCTTGCAACGACACGGCTTAAACCAGCATCCGACGCAAATCATTTGGGCATCTCCTTGAAAAATCCGAGTAGCTTTCCGCCGCCGTTTCCGTCCGGTCCGTCAATCTGCGGAAATGTCTGTCGTGAGCCTCGCTCGCATAGAGACTTCGCAAGTTGTCGCCATTGGGCTTTCCGAATCGGGATGTCATCGGTCTGGATCTCGCAAAGCTGCATCCATCCCCCCTCCATCTGGACTACTTGCCATCCGATCTCTCCGATGGACTCGCGGGCGCGCTGCGCTTGATAGGGACCAATCTGAGTGATCGCCGCGAGAATGCGTCCGGCAATCTGAACGCCTTCGCTTTCCGGGTCCATGACCGCTCCGACCATGGCCTTGAGTTTCACCGGAAGCGGAAAGCGGTCATGCCTTGGATCGTTCCTGTAGGTCAGAACCGCTTGTGAAAGCTGCGCAGGCTCCAGACACATAAGATCTTCGGTGTAAGCCTTCAGTTGTCCTGGGCTCAGAACCTTGTCGTAATACTCCGCGAGCGCGGCAATGAGCTTCATGATTTCAGCTTGCTTGCTCATCGTCTCCCCCGATCGAAGCTAATGCCTGTTCCAAAGCGTACTGATTGCCTCTTAATCGCCTCGTGGCCGAGTTATCCGGCATTGGTTGGGGTTCTGGCGTGTACGCGACCCAATCGCGCCATTCTGAGACAAACGTGGAAAAGTGCTTGGTGTACTGCGGATCTTGATTGCGCCGAGAAGCGGCATAGTTCTCAACCGCGACGATCAGCTTTTCAAAATCCTCCTGCGAGCGGATTTCTTTTTCTAGTTTACCAATGCCTTTGCTCTTACCTAGCTTGCGCGGATACCGACGATAGATAGATTCAAGATCAAAAGTTACCGTGTTCGTTATGTTCTGTTCGTTATGTTCGTTATGTTCGTTCGTTATGTTCGTAGCGTGCGAGTCGCGCACGGACTCGGAATGTAACTTTGAAGTAACATCGCGAGACACGCGCAAGCGGACGAATTTCTCAAACACTTCAATGGTTTCGTCTTGCTTCTTTTCTTTTATTCCTGTGATCGCAAGCACGTAACCGGAGTTCCATGTGATTGGTTCTCCGTTCTTCTGTGAAACGAGTGACATGATGACAACCCAAAGCCATTTTTGCTCGCAATCGAGTCCGTGAAATCCGGCGCTCGTCGCCAATGTGTTGTCGAGTCGGAACCATGTCGGACGCTTAGCATCCGTTCGCGGGTTGTATTTGTCCCAGTTGACGACTTCGATAGTCGCACCGTCGTATTTCGCCACACACTACTCCCGGCCCAAGCCGATCCTGGCAAGGTCCACACAAAAGCCTTACTGCTTCCGTCCGTGGTAGGTGCGACGAGGCATCATGCCTACGCCGTAAATCAAATACGGTTTAGGCAGCCCTCTTCCGCGCGAGCGGGTGAAAGCGCAAATACTCTTGAATTATTGATTTCGTTTGATTGTTCTTGTCAGACGAGCGTGTCTTGAGTGACACTCTCAATTGTGAAGACGATTTTTGTGAGTTTTTCTTCTTTTTCATGCCGTTACGAATGAACGGCGAGATTTATAAATAGTCCTTATTCAATCCATCCAAAAGCTTCCGCCAATAGATAGACGCTTCCGTCAAAGCTCTGTGAAAACCATATTAAATATTATGTTAACTGAACCTATCGGTTGTTAACAGTTTTCCAGCGGCTTTTGTAGCGGTGATAAGGCATTCTCGCCGTTCTATTTCCCTTTCGTTTGTCTTTTTCTCTCCAGTATTTGAGGTTGATATCTTCGTAGTCGAAACCCTTGCGATTGGCGTTACTCAGGATGTGATCCATGAGGCAGCCAAAGACCGAAAAAAACTTGTCGAGCGTGATCGGTGTTTTGCTCACGGGCGTAACTCCGCGCTCGAGCTTCGAGATCATCTGCGGAGGAACGCCCAGTTTTTCTCCAAGCTGGCGCTGATCCAAGAGCAGGAGTTTGCGCATCATTTCCAGACGGCGACCCTTATGCCGATCAAAGATCGGAGTCACGGTCTCGCTGATGCTCTTGAAGATGGCTTCGTCGCTCAAAACGGAACATCCTGTTGATTGTTCAATTCTTGGTGCTGTTTGAACGCGGCAAGTTCAACCGCCTTAATTCGGGTGTGCTCTCCAACAGAGGTGTCTTTGAAATTGGGGCAGTAATAACCGGCTCCGGACTTGCTAATAAGAAGCTCTGCACTACATGCCTGACAAAAAGCGCCGCTTCCTTCTGAGGAAGCCCGTCCAGACCCATGTCCACTGATCGGCCTAATGTCGGCACCCTTCTTGGGTGTAGGCTCCGGTGAGTCGTTTTCAGAGTCTTTTGGCTCATCCGTTGGAACACAAAAGAGCTGAAGAAGCGCGTATTTTAAAGCCGCACTCATGGCTTTGTTCGCCGACTTGTCTCCGGAGTCCATTCCTTCGCCAATAGTCGTGACGGAAAACGAGCTCCCGTCGTCAGCGAAGAACACGAATTCAACTTTTAGAATCGTGTAGATCAAAACCCCGCCACTTTTCGCTGCGCGCTCTTCTCTGTGCTGTTCCAGCACTTTTGGAGCAAAGAAAACACCATGCTTTGCCAGAGGGGCCTGAAGGGCGGAGTAAACATCATCAATTCCACGAAACACATAACCCTGCTGCTTGTTCTGTCTTCCTTTTGCGATGGAACCTACTTCGGCCATAAGTTTGGGAATTGCCTGATAGATTTTTGTACTACTCATAAATCACCAGATTCCTTTACTTCTTCAGATAAGAACGAACGTGGGTTCCCTGTTCCAGACGGCAGCCAGGGATAGTTTCTCCGGCCTTTAGGGCGGCTTTGATCTTTGAGGAATCCGGAGTGACCGTTACTATTGTCATGTCAGCCGGAAGTTTCGAACCATCTTCGATCTTCAGAGATGCGGGCGAATTCTGGATCTTGAATCGAATAGTTTTTCCTTCGATCTCCTGCACGCCCATCAGTCCCATGGCGGCATGAATGCGGTCTTTCATGCGTTCGACTACGTTTTCGGCACTCTTAGCGGCAGCGCGGTACGCCTCTGCGCGCTTGCGGTAACGCTCACCTGTCGCACTCAAATGGTCCATCATGCTGTAATATCCGTCAGCTTTTGTGGTCAGACCGGTTTCGATTTCAGCAAGGAAGGTTTCTAGAGTTGAATCCAACTCCCCTCCCGTTTCTTGAAGCAGCTCCTCAAGGGCTGCGGAATCTTGTGCAATTTGGATCAATGACTTACTCATGTTTGTTACTACCTTTCACGAGTTTGGGTTTAGGACAGCTACAGATAAAGATCAGGCAGGAGGGCGTGTGCTTGCTCATGCGCCCTCTGCTTTGGCAATTGCATCCACGATGTACCCCAGATCAAGCGTGATGTTCGTTTTGAAGTCGCCATCGTTTAAGAGACCGATGATCTCAAGGTGCGCGCGGTTCAGCGCCTCCAGCATTTCCGGAGCAGCGGCGATCAGACGGGCGTTTGCTCTGCGTTCTTTAAGATTTTCTCCGCGAACAATCTCGGTGATTCCATTGCCATGATGAGACACCCATACGCTGATGTGACCATCGTCTCCGCGAGGCAGCGACTCTTCCGTTCCCCATGGTCCCGGCGTGTGCTTACTCATATCCCCTCCCCGCCGAAATGCTCTTCGATCAAATCAGCTTCTACGTTTCCGATCCGGTTCTTGGTGAGAATATGGAGCGTGTTCAGGGCGTCGGATTGAGATGAGGGAGACCCATCGAGCACGGCTTCCGCATACGCAGTGAGATAGCCTTCAAAGCGGGAGTCCTCCAAAAGGCGCTCAACCACTTCTTTCACTTCCGGCCTGTATTCTTGTTTAATCAAAGGAATCGGCACGCAAACTCCACACACAAAAAAGTTGACACATCGCGTCCAAGCATGTACAAGCGCGGCGTCTTGCCCCGCGTAAGACAAAATTAGTTAGCTCGCCTTCCCTTGGCTTGGGCAACCCTCTTGCGCTAGCTCCAGGGCTTCCTCATGGGTACAGCCGATCGTTACAGCGACGTCGTACCGAAGTGTCTCGGGAATGCTGTTTTCCACTTCCGCCCACCTTTCGACCGTGCGCATTCCGCGCTTGGTCGCCTTGCAGACGTCCGCTTTCCCGTCGATGCCCCGTGCTCTGATGTATTCGCGAAATTTCGCATTCAGCCGATCCATGACGTAAATATACGCTGATTAGCTGCTTATTGCAAGATTAAAATGCAACTAAGCAGCCTGTCTTACGGAAGGATGCGCCATTAAAATGCATATATTGAGAACTATTGAGGAAGTGGTTGCCTATCATCTTCGCAGACTGAGGGGTCAAAGCACGCAGTCCGAAATGGCCGACATGCTGGGCATTCCGTTACGCACGTATAACGCTCTGGAGAACGGACAGATTCCGCGCCCAGAAACCCGCAGGATAATTGCTCAGAAGCTTGGGATTGGCGAAACCGAGCTGTTCCTAGATCCAGACCTGACCAAGCCGCCGAATGCAGGGGCCGCCTTAGAAGTTCTTTCCGAGTTCGTCAAAAAAAATTTGCCCAAGCCTTAAATCTTAACTGGCTAGTCTTAACTGGCTAGAGGTTCATTTATTTGATCAGAATGCCGAAAAATGGGCATGAGAACACTCATCCTCGTCGCCATTCTTGCGCTTTCAGGCTGCGCCTCAAGCACCGGGGTCGTCCCTACAGGCCCAGATTCGTACATGGTCACTCGCGAGGGAGGCTCCGCGTTCGTCGGGACCAATGGGCTCAAGGCGGATGCGTACCGCGAGGCGAGCGATTACTGCGCGAAAAACGGGAAGACAATCGAAGTGGTCAGTACCCAGGAGCAATCCGGCGGATTTATGCGCTACCCGCACGCGGAAGTTAATTTTATGTGTCTATCTCCCGGCGATCGCGACTACGGGCATACGAAGCTCGTCCCGATTTCGACGCATTAGGCTGTTTTCGATTCGGCAGCTTCGATCGCGGCCGCGACAATCTCGCAAAGGGTCTTAGAGAAAGACCTGCCACTCTTGCGCTGGATCGCCTTGTATCGGTCCTTCAGGGAGACCGGAACCCACAGAGTCAAAGTGGTTTCCTCTTGGCGCTTCCTCGCGTTCGGGTTGAAGCCTTCCATGATTTGATCCAGAGTTCGTCCGTTCATGATTTTCACTATAAACGCAAGCATTAGAATGTCTAATCTATAGTGTGGCTATAGTAGTACTATTGTTAATGACTTGTTTAAGCTGGATTCATGGCGAGACCCCAGAAAGTCATCGACTGGATCCAGGTACAGAAGCTCTGCAGGCTTCAATGTCTAGAGGAAGAGATCGCCGAGTTTCTTGAAATCTCCGTCGACACTCTCGCTCGCGCCTGTAAGCGACAGCACGGAATCAGTTTTGCGGAGTATTTCGCTCAAAAACGAAGCCTCGGTAAAATCGCACTTCGCCGCGCGCAGTGGCAGGCCGCGAAAAAAGGGAATCCCGCACTTCTGATTTGGCTTGGAAAACAGCACCTCGATCAGAAGGACAAGGCCGCGCATGAGCTCTCCGGACCAAACGGAAAACCGATCGAGACAAAAAGCTCGCGAGACCTAAGCGATGACGAGCTTGACGCTAAAATCAAGGCGCTGATGGCGAAGGACTCCGAATGAGCCACAACCCTAAAGAAGATCCGAACCGAATCAGAAGGCTCGTTTTGGTTCTCAAAAAGGGCGAGCGCATCTTTCTGGCTGTCGGAGGGCAAGAGGTCGAAATCAAGATCGCGGAGTCAAACCCATCTATTCGGGCAAAAATTTGCTTTGATGCTCCAGCCTCAGTCGAAATCGTGCGCGAAAAACTCGATGGAACAATTCAAGGAGGAAACCATGGGAACGAAGCTCTGGATACCTAATCTTAAAAAAGGTGCTCTCCACAAGGAACTCGGCGTAAAGAACGGACATCCGATTCCTGAGAAGAAACTTGATCAGGCGCTTCACTCGACGAATCCGCTCGAGCGAGAGCGCGCTCAGTTCGCTGAGAACGCGAAACACTTTCATCACCCGAAAAAGAAATGACAAAGACTGAGAGGTTTCACCCGCAGAAAATGGCCGCAGTCTATTGGATGAGGCTCGGAAAGAGAGCGATCAGGGATATCGATCTAATCATTTCCCAATATGACGACGTGCCTTCCACGCGGGATTACTGGCTCATTGTCAGATCCTTTGTCGAGGATTTCGCAAAGAAAACAGGAAGAACGCACTAATGGATCAATCGGAACGGCCTCAACTCGCTCTAAATCCCCTGAGAAAATACAGAAATATCAAATGCCCGTGTGGGAGCCATAAAAAGGCTAAACGTTGCTGCGGAAAGTCGGACCGTATTTCCGTCGATGAATTGGCAAAGATTTGCGCGCATCTTGCCACAATGAAGTTGTATGGACTCATTGAGTGATATCGCTGCATCGCCAGATCCGATCGGACTCTTGAGCTTCATCATTTTGATGATCCTCCTGATCATCATTTCTGACTCATGACCAAAGAAGAGAAGCTCGAGCTTTTATCGCATCTAGAAGAGCGCGAGAGGCGAAGGTTCGCGGATAAGATCGATTGCTCCGCTATGAATCGCGAGCAGGCCAACGATTTCTATCGGATGGTCATGGAGACCGGCAACGCCCATGCCGAGCGGAAGCTTTGCAGGACAGATCTGTTCTTTCTTCTCACCGTTGCGTGTAAACGCCGCGATATTGACCGAGACTGGTTATACGCAAGGTGCCGAGAAGTTCAATCAAGCCCCGATGGGCATTTGGATCTCTGGGCGCGCGATCACTACAAATCGACGATCATCACGTTTGCAAAGACAATCCAGGACATTTTGTGCGATCCGGAATCGACCTTCGGCATCTTTAGCCATACGAGACCGATCGCGAAAGCGTTCCTCGAGCAGATCAAGCGCGAGTTTGAGCAGAACGAATACCTGAAATCACTTTTCCCAGACATTCTCTATCAGAAGCCACAAGTCGAGGCCCCGAAGTGGTCTCTAGACGGGGGTATTGTCGTGAAAAGGAAGACAAACCCCAAAGAGGCCACAATTGAGGCATGGGGATTGGTCGACGGCCAACCTACCTCGCGTCACTTCTCTCACCAGATTTATGACGACGTGGTGACGCTTGAATCAGTGAGTACGCCAGATCAGATCAAGAAGACCACACAAGCTTGGGAAATGTCGCTTAACCTCGGGAGCGGTGACAGGACTAAGCGGCGTTACATCGGAACGCGCTATCACGTAAACGACACGTACCGCGAGATGATCGCTAGGGATTCGGTTGTTCCGCGGATTCACAAGGCGACGGACAATGGAAAGTCGCCCCCAGAAGGAAAATCAGTTCTTCTGTCTGACGAGCTCCTGCTAAAGAAGCGCAGGGACATGGGCCCCTACACCTTCGGTACTCAAATGCTTCAGGATCCTGTCGCAGACAAAGCCATGAGCTTCAAGGAAGAATGGCAGCGTTTTTATGAGAGCCAGCCCGACTATTCTGGCTTCAACGTCTACATTCTGGTTGATCCCGCGAGTAAGAAAAAGGTAACGAGCGATTACACGGTCATGGAGGTTCATGGTCTCGCTCCAGACGGCAACTACTACCTTCTGGATGCCATTCGAGACCGACTGAACCTCACTCAGCGCGCAAAGAAGCTCTTTGAATTTCACCGAAAATATAAGCCCAGGAAAGTGGGTTACGAGAGCTACGGCCTTCAGGCGGATATCGAGCACATGCGCTACGTCATGGAGCAGGAAAACTATCGTTTTGAGATTGTCGAGCTGGGCGGGGCCATGCCGAAAGAGGACCGAATCCGAAGACTCGTCCCCGTTTACGAGCAAGGACGCTTTTATTCTCCGCGAAGACTGTCTTTTGTCGACTATGAGGGAAGATCGCGGGATTACGTGCAGCTTTTCACGGACGATGAATACTTGGCTTTCCCCGTGTGCGTAAACGACGACATGCTCGATTGCAGGGCTAGAATCCTAGATGTCGCACTCGGAGCGGAGTTTCCTAAGGAAAAGCCAAAGGTGAATCGCGGCGCTCGCGAGGCATTCCGGGGTTCTGGATCTTGGATGGGATAAGGCGGCTCCGGCGAGATTCAAACTCGCGACCTCCTGCCGCCGAGTCGAACGGCTTTGACGGGCGCTCTAATCGCTGAGCTACGGAGCCGAATCCTCAAGGTTGATTTGGCGCCGCGGGCCTTCCAAGGAAGAATTGATTCGGCCGAACCTCGAGGTGCAAGGCACCCGCGGCAACTCAATGGTACGGCATCTGTAACAATAGCTAATCTATAGCCCCCCTATAGTGAATCACGGCTTCAGCATGGAATCGTGGCTGATTCGACCATTTCAACCGCCGCGGACTTTGATGCCGATGTCCAAGCCGAAGCAGGCGCTGCTGCGTACAAAGACGCAGATTCGGGCCGAGAGATTCCCGACGAGAATCTCGAAGCGACCGATGAAGAAATCCTAGAGACCGCCCTAGCGCGCTTCGCGCTCGCCGAAGAGGCCGAAAGCGACATGCGGAAGGCCGCGCAAGAGGATCTTGAATTCCTTTCGGGTAAACAATGGCCGCTCGAGATTCAGCAGGAGCGGGACATCGACCGAAGACCCTGCCTCACGGTCAACCGCCTTCCTCAGCAAGTCCAGCAAGTCACGAATGATCAGCGCCAAAATAGGCCTGCGATCAAAGTTTCGCCTGTCGATGACGAAGCCACGGATGAAATCGCGGAGCTCATCCAGGGAATCATTCGCCACATCGAGTACAACTCAAACGCAGAAAGCGCGTACGATACTGGTGGAGAATCTGCCGCTCGCGGCGGATTCGGATATTGGCGCCTTCTCACCGATTTCGTTGATCCGGAAAGTTTAGATCAAGAAATTTTCATCAAACGAATCCGAAATCCTTTTTCAGTATTTCTCGACCCTTACGCGCAGGAGCCAGATGGCTCTGACGCCAATTGGGGCTTCATCGTAGAAGATCTGTCTCCAGAGGAATACAAAGCACGCTATCCGGGAACCAAACTTGCGCAAGCTTCCGACTGGAGCGCAATCGGAAACAACGTTCCGACCTGGGTGAAATCAGATAGCTGCCGAGTCGCTGAGTATTTGTACAAAGAACTCACTCCATCCAGGATTCACCTTCTCGCGACCGGCGAAACAGTTCTCGACAAGGATCTCGAAGCAAGACAGGCGAGCGCTAAAGCGGCAGGCATTGATGCGAGCGTCGTAAGGTATCGAGACACAAAGATCCCTGTCGTCAAGTGGTGCACAATCACGGGAATTGAAATCATCGAGCGAACGATCTGGGTCGGATCATTCATACCGATCATCCCCTGCTACGGAAACGAACTCTACGTCAATGGAAAGAAGATCGTCGAATCGGTCATCCGCCACGCGAAAGATCCGCAGCGGATGCTCAATTATTGGAAATCGGCCGCGACCGAGGCTATTGCGCTTGCTCCTAGGGCACCTTTCATCGGGGCTGAAGGCCAGTTCGAAGGCCATGAATCCGAATGGGAAAGCGCGAATAGAAAAAATCACGCTTATCTCGAATATAAGCCCACAAGCCTAAACGGTCAGCCCGCTCCTCCCCCAGAAAGACAAGCCGTTGAGCCAGCTGTCCAGGCCATTACTCAAGCCGCGGCCGGTGCAGCAGACGATATCAAGGCTACAACCGGTGTTTTCGACGCAGCTCTGGGCGCGCAATCGAACGAAGTCAGCGGTGTAGCGATTCAAAATCGCGCAAGCCAAACCCAGCTCTCCAATTTCCACTTTTTCGACAACATGAAGCGGTCGATCAGGCACACCGGTAGATGCCTCGTAGAAATCATTCCGAAAGTTTACGACAGTGCGCGCGCGGCACGAATCGTAAAAGAGGACGGCACCCAAAAAGTCGTCAAGCTCAACCAGACCTACAAGGATGAGGATACCGGAAAAGAGGTTCTCTATGACCTCTCTGTAGGACGTTACGACGTGGTCGTCGACACCGGCCCAAGCTACGCGACGCGCAGGCAAGAAGCCGCAGCGTCCATGCTTGATTTCTCAAAGGCCGTCCCGCAAGTCGCACAAGCGTGCTCGGACCTCATTGCGAAAAACATGGATTGGCCTGGCGCCCAGGAGATCGCTGATCGCCTGAGAAAACTCCTCCCTCCTCAACTTCAAGACGATCCCAAGAACAAGCAAATCCCGCCAATCGTTCAAGCGCAGATGGCTCAAGCCCAAATGCTCATCAAGAAGCTCACCGACGAGCTCAACGAGACTACTAAAGTCATCGAGACGAAAAAGCTCGATCTTGAGCATCGCGAACGCGTTGAAATGGCCAAAATCCAAGCCGACATCGAGATCAATCTCGCGAAGCTCGGCTCCCAATCCTCAATCAAGCTTCTCGAGTCGCAAGTCAAAGAACTTATGCAGCGAGAGAAGCTTCTTGGCATCGGTCAACCGATCGGTGCTCCCCAAGATTTCAATCCCGAAGGAGCCGATGGCGGAAATTACGCTGGTGTCGGTCACATCGGGAGCGGCCCTACCGGTGGGTCTTCACCGGGTCAAACCCCTGGAGAAAATCCATGACAATCACCGTCCAATCGAATGATCCAACGCCCACTCAACCTGCACCTGAGGCACCGAAGCCCGCGGAACAGGTCCCCGAGAAAGCCGCGGCATCGGCTGGAGGATCCGCGCCGGAGGCAACCGCCCCTGAGCAAGAACTGTCTGCGACCTCGGAAACCGCAGAAACAGAGGAAACCCAAGGCGAAGAATCCCACGAGGAACAGGAAGCCCAAGCTGGAGAGGAAGCCAGTGAGGGAGCCGAAACCACGGAAGGAACGAAGGAAGAAAAGCCGGGAAAGAAAAAGAGCGGTTTCCAGCGACGCATCGACAAGCTGAATCAGAGAAACACTTTGGCTCAGCAGGAAATCGAGTATTGGAAGCAGCAGGCGCTTAAAGGCGCTAGCGCGACCAAACCAGAGACCCAAGTCGAAGCCAAGACTGCCACTTCTGAAGGAAAACCCGATCCAGCAAAGTTCGACACGCACGCAGAGTACGTCGAGGCTTTGGCGGATTGGAAGACCGAGCAGAAACTCAAGGAACGAGACCAGAAACTCGAGCAATCGAGAATCAGGGACGAGCAGGCAAAGCTGGTACAGACCTATCAAGAACGGCTGAACTCCTTCAAGGCTAAGACCGAAGATTTCGACGAAGTGCTTGAGAACGTGTCAAACATCCGTATCTCGGCCGCCGTCGAAAGTGTTCTCGTCAAGTCTGAAAACGGTCCTGAACTCCTTTACGAGCTAGCAAAGAATCCGAAGGAGGCCGAACGCATTTGCCGCCTCTCTCCGATCGATGCTGCCCGTGAAATGGGAAAGCTCGAAGCTCGAATCGCCTCTAAAGCCTCTGCGCCGAAAACAGAAACCAAAAAAACAAGCTCAGCCCCGAAGCCGCTTGCGCCGGTAGGAGGCGGAAAAGGACCCGTAGTCCAGAAGTCTTTGGACGAACTCGCCCGAACCGACTTCCAGGCCTACAAGCGCCAACGCGAGGAAGAGCTCAAAAATAAACGGAGGCGGGCATAGATAATTTTGCCCGACGCTAGATGGCTAACTCGTTACTTACCCCGAGCATCATTGCAGCGGAAGCGTTGCGGATGTTCGAAAACAACCTGAAATTCACGAAGAAAATCGATAAGCAGTATTCGAAAGAATTCGCGAAAACCGGCGCAAAGATCGGTAACACGGTCACGATTCGCAAACCCTGGAGACCGACGACCCGCTCGGGTCCCGCGATCCAAATCCAGAACGTGAACGAAGAAATGGTCCCGTTGGTTCTTTCGAATCAAACCGGCTGTGACTTCACCTTCACATCTCAGGACTTGACCCTCACGATCGATAAGTTCGCTGAGCGCTATATCAAGCCCGCGGTCGTCGCAGTCGCAAACCAAGTCGATCTGCTCAACCTCCAGATGGCGTATCAGAATACCTACAACGCTGTGGGTACTCCCGGAACCGCTCCGAGCGGCGCCGGCGCTACCGGAGCAATCCAGACGTACCTTCAAGCCCAACAGAAGTTGGATGAGCTTGCAGCTCCGATGGATGGAGAGCGCTGTTTCTTCATCAATCCGGCTGCGCAGGTCGCTGCTGTGTCGGCATTCTCTGGACTCTTTCAAAGCTCCAGCAAGATCGCTGAGCAATATGAAAGCGGGATGATGGGTGAAGGCCTGGGCGGTGAGTGGTATATGGCTCAGAACATTCAGAGCTATACCTCAGGTCAACTCGGTGGATCTCCGGTGGTGAACGGCGCATCCCAAACTGGTGCAAGCCTGATCACGAACGGCTGGACTGCAGCAGCTGCGGCCCGTGTGCAAGTCGGCGACGTTTTCACGATCGCAGGCGTTCACAAGGTCAACCCGATCACGAAGCAGTCTACTGGCGTTCTTCAGCAGTTCATCGCGACTGCGGTTGGATCGTCTGATGGTTCTGGAAACATGACCATCTCGATCAGCCCGTCGATCATCGTGAGCGGCTCTACCCAGACTGTTGACGCCTCTCCGGCAAGCGGTGCTGTTCTGACCTTTGCTGCGTCTGCTTCGACCCTCACGGCGAACAACATGCTTTGCCATAAGGATGCGTTCTCGTTGGCTTGCGCTGACATGGAGCTTCCGGAAGGTGTGCATTTCGCTGCTCGCGCGCAAGACGAAGAATCGGGTCTCTCGATTCGTATCGTCCGCGCGTACGACATCAACTCCGACCAGATCCCGTGTCGTCTCGACATCCTCTGGGGCAATGCCGCACTCCGTCCGGAGTGGGCTTGTCGAATCTTCGGATAACAAAGAAGGAGAAAAGAAATGTCACCAGAAGCAAGTCTCGTCAGCAGTTCGAACGAAAGCCAAGTCCCGAACAGCCTTGGCGATGGAGTCCAAGTCGGCGCGTCCGCGTCTTCCCTCGTCGGTTTCTTCGGAGCTACGCCGGTCGTTCAACCGGCTAGCCCGAGCGGAAACGTCCATACCCCGACCCCAGGGGCCACGACCTCGGTTTTCGTTAATACGACCTTCGACGGAAGCATTGGTTCTACAGCCTACACGATCGGAGACATCGTGATTGCGCTCAAGAACTTGGGCATTCTCGCCAAGTAAAAATAACCCCCGCTGGATGTATCTAGCGAGTGCATCTGGCGGGGGATTCAAAAAAGGCCAGAAAAATGGAAAAAGTTGAATTTCCGAAATGGAAATACCACGCGACAAAAGAAAGCGTCGTCGTGGGATCGAAGAACGAAGAGGACGCACTGGGCGCGGAGTGGGTAGACAATCCCGCTCACATCAAGGAGAAGTCCGCGCTTGTCGACGCGTCAGAAGAGCCAGCGCCAAAGAAATCCTCAAAAAAGGCTAAAGAGTGACTGGCTTAGACCTCATCAACGGAGCGATGCGACTTATCGGAGTTCTTGCCTCGGGCGAGACTGCGCCGTCTGATGATGTCAATGACGCTCTGACGACACTCAATAACCTGCTCGATAGCTGGTCAGCGGAAAGCTTGATCGCGTTTCCTGTCCTGCGAGAAGTGTTCCCGATGAGCTCCATCGGACTTCAGCAGACATACACATGGGGAACCGGTGGGAACCTGAACTCGATTTATCCGATGAGGATCCAAAAAGCCCTGATTCAGCTTTCTGGATCCACGCCTGCCATTGAGTTCCCGATGACGATACTCAATGTCGATCAGTATTCCGAAGTCATTCTGAAGACTCTGACATCGAACTTCCCTCTTTTCTGCTACATTGACGACGCATATCCGAAGCGAAATGTTAACGTATGGCCGGTTCCGACCGATTCCACAAACGCGCTCGTATTTTATAGCGTAAAGCCACTTACGTCGGCAGCACTCAATACCTCGTTCAGTCTTCCACCCGGATACCTTCGCGCGCTTCAGTATGGACTCGCGGTCGATCTCGCTCCCGAATACGGGAAACTGGTTCCCCCCACTGTCGCGGCTGTCGCAATCGAGTCTTTGGCGGCGATCAAGAGAAACAACAAGAAACCGGTTTATTTAGGCATTGACTCGGCTCTCAGAGGAATGCCAGCGGTTTATAACTGGAGAACGGATGGTTACGAGCGATGAGGTTTAGAAACTTCATCGGCCCAAGCTACACGCTTCAGTCCGTCAACGTGGACTGTCAGAGGACGCTTAATCTCTATCCAGAGATCAACGAAGAGGGCTCTGGAAACGAGGGCGAAGTTGCATCGCTGGTATCTACTCCCGGACTCACGCTTCTGTGCGAGCTCCCGACCGCTCCGGTGCGGGGAACCTATACCGATACCCAAGGAAATCTATGGGCGGTCGGTGGAAATACTATTTACTCGGTTTCTAGCGCGTGGGTCGCGACTGCGGTCGGAACCCTCAATACGTCATCCGGTCCTGTGTCGATGTCGGACAATGGAAGCGAGGGCGTTCTTGTAGACGGTCCCTATGGATATTCCTGGGTACTGACGCTATCAACCGGAGCGCTCCCCGCTGGCTACTCGACCACGCAAACCGCTTCGTCAACGACCGGACTTTCATCATCGAGTAACTACCAGCAATATTTCACCGGATCGCAAAACCAGCTCATTTTTCTTCCCGTCGCGACGACGATGGCGCAAGGAAACGGTTTTAACATCGTAAATCTATCCTCTCAGCCTGTGGTCGTTGAAACTTCTGGGGCTCCGTTTGGAGCGCCGACCAATTATTCGGTAATCACCACATCGGCTGGAACCACAACCCTTACCGCGGCAAGCAAAAACCAGCAGTTTCTGATCGGATCTCAATCCCAAACGGTCGTTATGCCAGTGGCGGCGACTCTTGTTACAAACGAGGCCTTCATCCTCGTGAACTTCTCTACGGAAAACGTCACCGTTCAAACTTCGGGCGGAAACGTCCTTCAGGTCATGGCTCCCAACACGCAGATCACACTCACCTGCACAAATCCATCCGGTGGAACTGGGATTATTTCGTGGGGAACTCCAGCCTATACGCAGAATCAATACATGCTCGCAGTGGTTCAGCCGAATACGCAGATCGCTGTCGTCTGTCAAAACCCTCAGGGCGGTACCGGTGTCGCATCGTGGAGCTATCAAACTTATCCCGCGAGCCAGAACACCTTTCAACAAATCAGGGATCAGAGCTTTCTCGGAGCGAATCAGGTCGAGTTCATGGATGGGTATTTCATATTCACTCAACCTAATTCAAAACAATTTTTTCTGTCTCCACTCAATTCTATCGCCCCTTTCAATGGGCTTGATGTCGCCTCCGCCGAAGCAAGTTCAGATGAACTTCTTGGCGTCGTTGTTTCTCAAGAAAACGTCTATCTATTCAGCGAGAAACACCTTGAAGTCTGGTATGACGCCGGAAACGCTAATTTCCCGTTCTCCAGAGTTCAAAACGCTGTCATCGGAATCGGAACTGTTTCCGGATTCTCTCTCGGAAGGATTAACAACACGATTTTCTGGCTCGGTCAGGATAAAGACGGACGCGGAATCGTTTATGCTATCACCGGGTATCAGCCGAAACGGATCAGCACGTTCGCGATCGAGAACATGATTCGGGGCCTTGGCGACGTATCGAGCGCGAGAGGCTGGACATATCAACAGGGCGGCCACGCCTTTTATTGCCTGAATCTTCCTGGAGCAAGCACTACTTGGGTTTTTGACGCGACGACGCAGCTCTGGCATGAGCGCGCTTATCTCGCGGCGGGCCAGTACGAGCGCCACCTGGGCGACTGCTCGGCCTTTGCTTTTAACACAAACGTCGTAGGTGATTACTCAAGCGGAAAGCTCTACTCGCTCGATGTAAATAACTTCACTGATAATGGAAATCCGATTGTGAGAGAGCGGACCGCTCCTCACGTATCGGAAAACCTGAACCGAATTTTCCATTCAAGATTTTGCCTGGACATTGAAACAGGCGTTGGAACGAGCGGAAGCGGTCAGGGGGTCAATCCTCAGGCCATGCTCTCTTGGTCAAACGACTCCGGACACTCCTGGTCAAATGAGCACACGCGCCCAATTGGCCCAATCGGGGTAAGGATTCCGCGAGTTCAATGGAACAGGCTCGGAAACGCGAGAGACCGCGTTTACAAGCTTAGAATCTCTGATCCGGTGAAAGTGACTGTGGTTGGGGCTCAACTCGATGTCGAAGAGGGAGTCGCATAATGGCAACAGCCATTCCTCCGGTCCCTCTGAATTCTACGATGACTGAGAAAGACGGAACTCCAAGCGTTCCATGGGTTTCATTTTTCAGACAAATCGCAAAATCACTCGGAAAGGCACCGGCTCCGATCAATGCGCCCATTTCTACCGAAAAAGGAACGCCGACGCCAACATGGGCGGGATTCTTCGCGCAATTTTCGGGATCAGGAGTCGCTTCGGCTCCGATCAACTCTCCAATGATCTCTTCTGACGGCACCCCGACCGTTCAATGGCGTGCCTGGCTTCAACAGGTAAGGAGCGCACACTCATGAAAGTGAAAATCGGAATGAAGCTTTTGTCTCATTGCGGAAACGTGTGGCATGTCATGCGACCCGATACGCACAACCCAGACAGAGTAGTCGTTAAAACCGACAAAGATCATCAGTTCTTTGTTCAAAAATCGCTCCTTCATCACCACGCCAAGCCTCTCAGGTTTTGGCATCGCTCCTTTTGGAGGTCGAAATGATCGAACCACAAAACTTTTCAGCGACAGGGCCGGGTCCATTCATCGGTGATGGCTCACTTCTGTCTTCGTTTTCTCTAGAGGTGGACGCTCCGGCAGGATCGGGCGCCACTTGGACGGTTAATCTCGAGGGATCGCTAACCGGTAATTCCACCGAAAGTTGGACGCCGATCCTGACTCATACAAATACGAATCCTGGCAACGGATTGATTGAATCAACCGGAGCAGGCTTTTTCCCGTGCAGATTCAGACGAATCAACGTGATTTCGCTGAGCCTTGGAACGGCATCATCGATCCTTGTGAAAGTAGAAGGAAATCCATGAGTCTTAACGAACTCGCAACCACTCAAAACGGCGCGCAGTCAGAGCTCAGAGGAAAGATCATCCAGCTCGAGCGCGTGATGAATTCGATGCCAGATCGTCAGGTTCAGATCAAGACGACGCACCGGTTCGCTCCGGATGTTTATATTCGTGAACTTTTCATTCCAAAAAACACGACACTCGTCGGAAAAATTCAGAAGACCGAATATCTCAATGTCATCAGCTCAGGACTCATTTCCGTCATGACAGAAGATGGACTGAAAAAGGTCGGAGCACCGACAGTAATTAGGTCGTTTCCGGGTCTAAAGCGAGCAGGATACGCGCATGAGGACACTGTCTGGATTACGGTTCACGCCAATCCTGCGAATGAGCGAGACATCGATAAGCTAGAAGAAATGCTTTTTTCCGAGACCTTCGACGGCGTTCCTCAATCCGGGTCTCGTCAACCAGATCCAGATGTCATCACCTGGCAGGGACGCTCAAAAGACGGATATCTCTCTTCGAAGCGAACGATCGAGGACGTTCTCTTTCACACCGGCACTACGGCCGATGAAATGAAATCGGTATCCGAGAACGCTTCCGATCAAATCCTGTTTCCTTGGCCTGTTTCAGTCGAAATCAAAGAATCACCGATCCATGGAAAAGGCGTGTTTTCAGCATGCGGGTTTAAACGCGGGGAAGTCATTGCTCCCGCTAGGGTCCAAGGAATGAGAACGCCTGCCGGAAGATACTGCAATCACGCCGCAGACCCGAATGCCGAAATGATCACGATTGAAAACGGAAGTGTTTACCTCGTCGCCTCCAAAGACATCGGAGACGGAGAAGAGATCACCACGGATTACTACCTAACCTTTGCCAGCGCGCAAACGATCGGGGGGGCAATACCATGTCCGGCGTAGCGACAGCAATTGCAGGTGCCGCAATCATTGGCGGGACCATCAGTTACATCAATTCAAGCAACGCGAACGACGCTCAGCAACAGGCGGCTCAGAGCGCGAATCAAACCCAAACGAATGAATTCAATGAGCAGATGTCCGCCCAGGCGCCATGGAGATTCGCCGGTCAGAGAGCTCTCTCTGAGATGGCTGACCCGTATTTTCAGCAGACATTCAATATGTCTGACTTTCAGCAAGACCCTGGATATCAATTCGATCTTCAGCAGGGCCAGCAAGCCATTGAACGATCCGCTGCGGCTCGAGGAGGACTCGCAAGCGGCGGCATGATGAAGGACATGGCCAACTATACGCAGGGAATGGCATCGAACGAATATCAGAACGCCTACAACCGATTCAATAATGACCAAACTCAGCGGTTTAATAGACTTGCCTCTCAAGCTCAGATCGGACAGACCGCAAACGGTCAGGCCGCTCAAGTGGGAATGAATACGGCAAACAACATCAGCGCGAACACCATCGGTGCTGGAAATGCCGCAGCGGCATCTCAAATCGCGCAAGGAAACATTGTCGGAGGGGGAACCAGCAACCTCGGCGGGAGCATGGGTAACTATCTCATGCAGCAACAAATGCTGAGCGCCTACAACAACAACATGAATAACTACGGCTCTATGCCGATGAATAGCGGATACATGGCCGCACCTTCAAATAACTACGGGTCGGGACAGATCACCATGCCGGAGCTCGGATCTTCGACCTATGGATCCGGTAGCGACTATAACCTTGGAATCGCAGGGAGCTGACCAATGGCTGTAGATACTTCGATGTACGGAAACGTGCAAGTGCCGCAAGTCAACATGCCATCTCCCGTTGATACGGCGACCAAAGCCATTACGCTCAAACAGCTCGGGATGCAGAATCAGGCGCTTCAGTATCAGCGCCTCCAGCAACAGCAACAATTTGCCGCGGCTCAGGCGGTAAGACAAGCCTACTCAGACAACACCGATCAAAATGGAAATCTGAACCGACAGGGATTTCTGTCGGATCTAGGAAAAAAACCGTACGCCGCATCACAAGTCCCAGGATATCAAAAGCAGTTCGCCGAAAACGATAAAGCTCAGGCCGAGGCTAAACAGCAGCAGGTAGAAACTGCGCAAAAGATCTTGAGCATTACGGAACCAGCTCTTGAGCATCTTGCATCAATGCCAGAGGATCAGAGATCTGCCGCATATCACGGTGTGATGAAGCAGGTAGCCGCGCAAGGCGTCCCGATGGATCAAGTCCCACCTGAGTATGATCCCGCATGGTTTAGACAAGCCTACCAGACCGCTAAGCAGTCTAAAGACTATCTCGCGAACCAACTCACGGCGGCTCAAACTCAGAAAACTCAAACCGAGAATCAGCAGGTAGGAGTTTCAAAGGGCGCGGAAGAACTCAGCAAGTTCAATGAGGACGTCAACAATCCCAGTAGCCGTAAAATCACGGGAAGCCTAACCGACACAATCAATCGCGCTGACCGGATTCAGGCTCTTGCAAACGTAGGCGCCAAGCCTAACGAAACCGATCAGGAAAAGATCGCTCGTCTCAATAATGTCACCCCGCAGCTTGCGCAGGAATTTAGTGCATCGCTTGCTTCGATCATGAACGGCGGGGTTCCTCCCGAGGAACTTCAACGAAAGCTCGCTCCAGATACGATCCAGGCAAGTCTTGCGAACCTGCAGCAGAAGTTCACTGCTGAGCCTACTCCGGCGAACCAAGGCGCCCTACTAAAAGGGTATGTCGATGCCGCTAAGCAACTCGGCGATTTCTCGAGAAGCAGACTTCAGCAGATCAAGGATCAGGCCGCCGCGGCTTATCCCTACGCTCAGAAATATTTTCCGGACCGGATGGAAAAGATCGCGGCTCCGCTAGCAGCTCCTAAAAGCCCGTCTGAACCGGCTGGATCACAAAAACAAGTCGCATCGAGTGGCTCAACGACTCCAGAAGGAATGATCAAAATGCGCGGACCTGACGGGAAATCGCGCTGGATTCCAAAGGCAATGAAAGGCGAAGCAATTGCCGCTGGCGGTGAGGTTGTAAACTAATGGCCGGAGCTAAATTCAGTTGGAGCCAATACGACGAGGCTGATCCGGACACTGTTCAGCCTGGATCGTCTGGTTTCAACTGGGATCAACATCCGGTCGCGGATGAATCCAGCCCTGGACTGATTTCTCAAATCGGAAGCGCGGTAGCATCGGGAGCGAACCGGATTGGAAATGCCGTGGACAGCTACACTGGCGCTCCCACACGAGCTGCCATTTCTGCTGCGATGTCCGGACAAAACCCGATCTCCGCTTTCGGATCTCAGTTTGGCGCCGATCCGAGTACGGCCCCGACTGGAAAAGATATCGCTGCCAAGGCCGGTCTTTCGACGAGCTCGATCCTTTCGCCTCAAAATCAGAAAATGCTCGCAGCTATGGCTAAAGGATCTCCGATCGGATTCGTAGCGAATGCCGTCGCGCCAGGCTCGGTTGAAAAAGCGACTGGCGCCAGCCCCGCAGGAATCGTCGGGGCAGGAATCGACATTGGAGCGAATCCTATCAATTACGTGCCTGTCGGTGATGTGGTTGAAGGCGCATCGAATGTCGCCGGGGATGCGCTTAAGGGATTCGCGGAAAAGAAGGCTATCGCATCGACAGGAGCCACGGGCGCCCAGGCGGCCAAATTCGCTCCAAATGCAGGTAGAGAGCTTTTGGATCAGGGAATCGTAGGATTTGGAAATAGCCAAGCACAAGTCGCCAATAAAGCCGCTGCCGCACTCGAGGCTTCCGGCAAAAAGATAGGAGATGCTCTATCGAGTCTCGATTCCAAGGGCGTAACGGTTGAACAGCAAGACATTGTTGATGCCATCAGGCAACGCGCTAAAAAGCTTGGAAAAGATCCAGCGCAGTTCGGTGTCGCCGATTCTTTGAATAAGACCGCTGACAGAATGCAGGCCATGATCGAGGCCAATGGCGGAAAACTATCGGTTCCCATCAGCGAGGCCGAGGCTACAAAGCGAGGATTTCAGGCGGGTGCAAACTTCAATTCCGCTCCGGCCGATTTATCACACGCGAAAGAAGTCTCGGGTATCTATCAGAAAGTGGTTGAGGATGCGGCGACCAAGGCTGATCCCGACACGGCAAAGCTGTTTATGGATCAAAAGAAGGCTTATGGTCTGTTGTCTCCCATCGAAGAGGCGGCGACGAGGCGTGCATCCACGCTCAATCAAAGTCCTCACGGAGGACTTCTCGATACCGCAACGATGATCGCAGGCGAAGGCCTTGCGGGAGCTCCTGGAGCTTTCGCGGCGCCTATTATCCGAAGGGCCGCAGCGAGCCGTAGCGCCGCTACAATGGCTGGTGCCGCAGACTTTGCCGGAAACCTGCTGAAATCGAATCCGTCAGAGATTGGATCGGCCGCAAGCGGGATCGCGAAGGTTCCCGCAGCTCAGTCCGCTGTTTCGTCTCCGGGAGCGGTTGTAGCACTTCCAAATGCCGCACAAGTCGCGCCCCAAACCGGTCCAGATGCATGGGCTCGTCAAGGAATCCAGAATCTAGGGCTTGATCCGAAAACTGCGGCAAAGGTTCTAGCGGACCCTAAGGGAAAACAGCTCGCCATTCAGGCTTCGAGCTTCAAACCTAATAGCCGAGCTCTCGCTCAAATCATGGATCAGATTCAGAAAGGTTGGGGTCAAGGATGAACCTATCTCCACTTCTTAGACAGCGGTTTTTCGATTCGAACGGTGTTCCGCTCGCGGGGGGACAGCTATTTACCTACATCGCTGGAACCACCACGCCTCAGGTTTCTTACTCGAACCAATCTGGAACGACGAATACGAATCCGGTCGTTTTAGATTCCTCAGGGTACGCCGACGTTTGGCTTGATCCGACGCTGTCTTACAAGTTTGTCCTCAAGGACGCGAGCGGAAATCTTCAGTGGACCGTTGATAACGTTCTTCCGAGCGTTTCTGGACTCGCATCGTGGAGCTCTACGACGACCTACTCGCAAGGAAATATCGTCCAGGATTCATCTGGTCAGGGTCTTCTCTACGTTTCTCTGACCAATAGCAACACCGGAAACGCTCTTTCGAATATTTCGTTCTGGCGCTTGTTCGCCGGAAACGTAAGGACTCTTTCAAGCAATACGACTCTTGCTGTCACCGACAACATGGTGAGGTCGAACAGCACTGCAGGAAGCCTCACCCATACGCTACCTCCATGTTCGACAAACCCCATCGGACTTCTAGTCACGGTAAAGGATGTCGGAACCGGAGGAAATACGACGAGCGTCAAGGGATCTGGTACCGATCTCATCGACGGAAATAACGTTTGGTCGAATACTCTGTCGTCTCAGATGGGTCAGAGTTTTAGAAACAACGGAACATCATGGGATACCGTTGCTAATCCGCCGATTTCAACGTCCAACATCGCGGCGCAGGCGATTACTCAAGCACTGCTTGCGTCGAGGAGCACGGGATCGACTGTTGCTGCCGGTGGTGTCGCTATTTCGGCTAGTTCCGGGACTTTCAGCACAACTTCTACCAGTTTTACTCCTGTAACAAATCTTTCTGTGACGATTACGACCACAGGAAGGCCTGTCAGGATTTTCCTGCAAAGCGACGGTAGTGCGGGAAACCCGACACGAGTAATTGTGGCCAATACTTCGACCGATCCTGTTTCTGGATTCTTCCTTCTCTACCGCGGATCTACTGCTATAGCGGAGGAGAACATGGAAATCAGCGCAGGAAGTCCGACCGCAGGTCAGGCGCTAACTATCCCGGCGAGTTCGATTCAGTTTCTAGATACTCCCGCGGCAGGGACTTACACATATTCGCTTCAGGTAGCACCGCTTTCACTGAATGGATCTCCATACATGGATGTTCAATACGTGGTGTTGGTGGCTTATGAAATTTAAAAACTTACGGCTAAGGAATGATCCAAGCCGAACACCTCTCGATTTGAATTGAGAGTTAAACGAAGGAGAAGAAAAATGGATGCTCAACTCGTAGCGGTTCTTAAAAAGATGGAAGCAGCGGATTTGCAAATTTTGCTGCAAGGTCTTGTTCCGGCAGTCATTGCGGAAGTTCAGGATCTTTCCAAAGGAAACGGAACTGTTTCCGCAATTGAAGCCGTTGTCTTCCCGGCCGTCGAACCGGCACTTCAATCGGCTTTCGCAAGCCTGATCTCGAAGATTCCGGCCTAATTATGTGCCATCCGAAGCAGATGATTGTTTCCTACCTCGTCGGTCATCTCTTCGGATGGCTTCATAGGCATTTTAGAAAGAAAAAAGAGTCATGAAAACTTTTCTGGATTTCATCATCAAGCT